GCGTGCAGATACTTGAAGAATGTCACGTGCTTGACTAAACCGGGCGACAAAAATGTAACATATATCAAAGTCGCCTTGGTCGTAATTTACACCGCAGGTAATCATACTGTTTGTTATAACAAAGTCCATAGATTTCCACGAGGCATTGACATCAGATAGTCCCGCTTTGATGTCGTCGTCTTGATCGGCGTTATAGAATACGCCTTTTTTACCCGTTTGTTCTGATATTGAATCGAATATGGTTTTCATTCCTTGGTTGTATTGTGAATCTTTTTTGTATGGATAGAAGATGAAGGTTTTTAATCCACGATTGATGTCAGTAGTGAGCATATCAAGCGTAATCTGTTTATCTGGTATATATTCGATTGTGCGGGTAATTTCGGTAGTAGGTCTTTCAAAAATGACGTAGTCATCTTTGACAAAGTTTTTTACAAAGTCGATGGATTTTTTGGAAGTGAAAGCGTCGAGAAAAATGATGCGTTTGGCAGTTTTGAAAATGTTGATAAGAACTTCCCAGTTACGGCGTTTTGTGCCAGCGACTTTATCCATAAAACTACCGTACCATTTATCAAAGAATGTTTCGGGTTCATCGATTATGATTGTGTCGTATTGTCGTTTCGCAAGATAATGAAGCGAGTTTGCACATATCATAAGGTTTGGTTGTTCGGCGAGTTTTCCTCCCCGTTTTTCGTGCGTTTTAAATTTTCGGTAATCTGCACATATAACGCCATTTTCAGAGATTCTCTGAAGGGTATTATTGGCGAGCGCGATATTAGGTGTAACCCAGATGAACGTTTCGCCACGCTTGACAATTTCTGAAAGGTAAGTGTTTGTTTGTGCTGTTTTTCCAGCACCCATACCGATATTGAAAATGAGTGCTTTTTGTGGATAGGCGAACTGATCTTGTGAAATGCGATCGATATGAACAATATGGTCTTGCGGTAGAATGAATGCGTTTTGGAATCTGAGCATATGTTTGGGTTTGAGGATAGTCGGGTAAAAATATTTTAGTATGGTGCGAACTTTTGACATTTTTACTGGAGGGAATCGGGATATATTTCGCCAATGAGATTGCCAGCGTGTTTTAACGGCGGATATTGAAGGGTGTTTATTTTGTAACCACGAGAGGAAGTCGTCGAATGAAATGGAATTGCCAAAGCAGAATCTTGCCACGGTATGAGTGTAGGTATGGTCGAATGTTTTATTTAATGGAAAGATTTTAAGAATTTCGAGAGGCGTTGCTTGTTCTATATCGAAGTTGTCTGGAAGCGAGATAATCATTTTCGGTAGTAACGAGAGATCGAAGGTGGATTTGGAACGTTCAATTGCTACTTCGAGTTTTACGTCTTCTTCTGGTTCTGGAAATGGTAATGGAAATTCTGGAAAGAAGCAGGTAATGAGATGCATTCTGAAGTCGGGGTTTTCAATGATTTCCTGAATTCTACCGTCATCTTTCGACTGATTAATCGCCTTCATATTTCGGTTTTTGGTATAGACTTTCCAATCAAAGCACTCGAGGTCTTGTTGCCATTTTTTAACAATGAGTTTGATGGTTTGCCTCTCATCTTCATTGCGAATAATATAGTTAGTGAGTGTGATGTGATAGGAGGTTTTGGTTGGTGTAACGGAACCGCTTACTGCGAATTCTGCACCTACGAAAATGGACGAAATTATATCTTTTATTTTGGACAGTTTTGACGGATCCGGTTCTCCGGTGTCATCAATATCGAAATAAACCTTATGTGGAAAAGCGGTAATGACTTCATAAATACCGTGATTTTTTTCTAATAACGAGAGGAGATGAAGCGGTTCAGTGCATCCCCACAATCTTCCGTTTTTTTGAGTTTGTGAATGGATTACGAGTTGATTCGGTTTTAGTGACTCAATTGCGGATTTCATTGCCCCACCTTCTTCTGTGTTGTTTTTAAAAAAGTTCATTTTCCAAAGTTTTATAATAAATGGCATACACTGGTTATACATATAGTTAGTAATAACGTTTATGTTGTTTGATAAAAGTTATTTGAATCATTTGAAGAGAGGATGAACCCATTTCGGTACTTCTGGTTCTTGGACTTCGGGATCTGTAGGTGTCGGCACAGTTACAGGAACGTCTTCTACCTTAACAACAATCTGACCTCTTGCCTCTGCATACTTCTGTTGTTTCTTGGCAAGGACTTTCTCTCGGTTTTTGTAGTAATACCGTTGAGAGGATGCTCTCTGAATTTCACTGTTTCTTTCGGGGTGTTCTTTTTGCCAAATTATAGATCGGTTCATTTTTTATATATACGTCTCTAATAACATTTATATTACTTGAGAAAACAGTATTATTATGGCGGTACTTCACCAGTCAGTGCATTCTTAAAATCCCCCAAAGTAAAACCCTTACCCTTATTCTTGCGTTGGAAAGCACGTAATCTTGGTTGTAATTCTTCTGGTGCCATTTTAAACGTTGAAGCGTACTGTGCGGCAGTGGTTTTGTCACTTCGGAGTGGTACGTTGAATAGTTCATCTTCTGCGTTCGCTTCATCAACTGCAAATTGAACTTCTTTCTTGAGTTTATAATTTCGGTACAATCCCTTTGCACCCTCTTTTGCTGTTTGTAAAACGGTAGTAGTAGCGAAAGGATTAATCCCGACTGTTGAACCTGCAGCGGATGCGGCACCGATTAAGGCGTTTGCACCGACTTCCAATCCTCCCGATACAGCGGCACTTTTAATTCCACTACCGATTCTTGAAAGTAATGATGGAGAGGATTGTTCTTCGATTACTGCTTCTTCTATTGCAATGTCGTCTAATGCGTCTCTGAGATGCGGTTCTTCAAAAGATGCGATGGAGGCGTTTTCTTGTTGTGAAGAAGAGACGGTATTTAACTCCTCTCGATAATTCGGTTTCATATATGATGCAGAAGTACGAGAGGATGCTTGAGAACGGTTGTCATCGAAAATGGCGGGGTAATCTTGTCTCCGTGGGGCATTCATAATCATATCCCTCATAGGGGCATTTTGAAGTAACGGTACTGCGATTTCTCCAGTCGCCAATCTGGAACCGGATTGTAACTGGTAGGGCACATTAACTTCGATTGTTCTTGCTGGAAGCGGACGTTCTCCATAGATTGTGCTGGGGCCTGTGTAATCGATGTACTTGGCACCTCTCTTTTTACGTGGTGCTCTCTTCTTGCGGGGTTTCTTTTTTCTCTCGGCATTCACGGTGATATTGACGGTGACGTTTCCCGTTTTCTTGGACTTTCTGGGCATTGTATAGATATACAGTCGATTTTATCTCGCGGTAATGCATAATGGACGAAGTACCTCTCCGACTTTATACAGCACTAAAGATAGGTAATATTAGAAATGAGAGGAAGCAACGGAATGCACTGAAGCGGTACGGATATAATCTGGATACGCGGTTGAGTAATGGACGGCAAACAATGGTGGCGTATAACCCGAAAAAGAATCAGGTTCTCTTCTTGGAAAATGGAACCGATCCGTCGAATTTCAAAGACATATATACCGACGTCCAATTAGCGAGAGGACAACTTACATCGACGGATCGATACCGTGAGACAAAACAGATTTACGATAATGCTAAATCAAAGTATAAGGGGGCAGTATTCAAAGATGTAGGGTACAGTTTAGGCGGAGCGTTGGTAAATCAGATTGCGCAACCGCAGGATAAGGCAGTGGTGTTCAATAGTCCATTCCTAAAATCTACTCCCGTAAAGTCGAATGTATCGAGTCTGAGGGTGGAAGGTGACCCCGTAAGCATTTACAGTCCGAAAGAGAACACCCGCCTGCTCGTCAATCCCTACGAACCAGGAAAGAATCCACTCGAACAGGCGAACTATCTGCTGAAGACACATCGCCTTGAGTCTATAGAGAAGCAGGAGATATTTCTATAGGTATGTAAATGAGTCAATTTGTAAAGAATGCAAACACAATTCGGAACAAAGATGAGAGGACGGATGTGTATATCACTCCGGAGTCACTTGTCAGGAGACACCTCTCTATATTTGAGAATATGAGTCATTGTACAGTATTAGATCCGTTCAGGGGAAGCGGAGCGTATTTCAATCTATTTAGTGAGTATTTTCCGCACAGCAAATACGAGTGGTGTGAGATCGAGGCAGGAAGGGACTTCTTTGATTATGCAGGCAATCCGGATGTCATTGTCAGTAACCCACCGTACTCAATTATCGAGAAGGTATTGGATAAGTGTTTTGAGTTGAGACCGAGATATATCAGTTTCTTGTTGCAAGCACACAATGTGACTCCACACAGAATCCAGAAGGCGAATGAGATGGGTTATTACGTGCTTGATTACACAGTCTGTCGGGTTGATAGATGGTTCGGAGTTAGTGTGTTGCTGACATTATCGAGAGACATACTGGAGAATTGCATCGGATTCGATACAACAAAACACAAGATGCCTCTCGCCCCGCGAGCAGTGTCATTACCGACTCACGTGTGTAATCAGATATAATCTGCACGTATATATTATGGAGGTAATAACTCACAAAAAACCTAAACTCGGTAAAGTCAGAATGACGTGCGATGGTGCGATAGACCATAAACTGGAAGAGAATGGAGAGGCAGTGAAGACTTGTTTTAGTCGCCCTAATTTCACAATGTTATGTGGAGGTATGGGGAGTGGAAAGACATCCACTACTCTGAAATCGCTGAAGGGATTTCTGAAAAAGACTCATTCTGATATGATAGTGATAATACCCGAAGTCAGTCTCCTCTCGATAAATCCAGCGGACAATGTATTTAGCAAATGGACACCAGAAGGAAATATATATCACGAGTTGAACGAAGATGTGCTAAAAGAAGTGTATGACAAACTCCTCTCGAATTCAGAGGAAGGAATCTATACGATAGTGATTATCGATGATTTCGGTCACATTTTGAAGGAGAGGAAGATTGAGACAATGTTACAAAAGATGGTAATCAAGATCCGGCATTTGAAGATCGGTCAGTTCTGGATTCTGTGTCAGAATTATTATCAGACACCGAAGAAGTTACGCGAACTTGCGACGAATGTCTTTCTGTGGAATTCTAATAAAAGTCAGAATGAGAAGTTTTTCCAAGAGCAGTTCCAGATGAAACAAGATAAGTTCAACGAACTCATAAAGCACACGCCAACAATTCACAATTTTTTCATACTGAACCTCCGCTACAAACGGATTTTCAACGACGAATGGAACGAGGTTGTATGGGCAGACGAATAGCATTTTATCAGTATATATAATAAACTGAAAAAATGCCAGAATTGAGTGAGTCATTCTATATATTATTGGTAACAGGTGGTTTTGCATTTTTAGGTTTAGCGGTACGGTATGCTTTGAAGTCAGCGTGTGACAGTGTCGAATGCTGCTGTATTAAGATTCATCGTAACACAGAGCAAGAGAATCGTGTAGATATTGAAGAACCTCAAACTCCAAACCGTCAAGAAAATGTGGAGAGGATTCAATACGCAAGTTTATGAACTGAACCGTGTTTTATAATATTGGAGTATTTTGCTTCCAATTTCTTCAAGTGTATCTGTTGGAAATTTATTTTTTAGGGTTCGAATGATCATTTTACCATTTTGGAGTTTATCTTGCATAATCTTGTTGCCTCTCATCAGATTCATAGTTTCATTGTAACGAGCAGGGTTCTGATCCATTATTCTAATATTTGTGACGTATTTTAAGGCATTACTGAGTTCATCTTTTGTGAATGAATCAAATGGAGTAGGAGCGCGGCGTTTAACACTTATTGTTTTTCCAACAACAATCCGTTTCCCTTCATTAACCGGTTCGGGTATTTCAACATTTGCTATAGGAATCATATTTTCGGCGGATCTTGGCGGGTTTAAAATATTCACATCCTCTCTACCCATCATTCCAGATTCTGCTCTCTCGTTTTTATACACAATATACTTGGGAAGCATCTCGTTCATCTGTGCAATGAGTTTTTTCTTTTTTAAAACAACTCTTTTTTTAGTTAGCGGTTTTCCAGCGTAATATGCTTCTCTTGCAGCAGGTTCGGTAGCGGCACACATATATGAGAGGTTATGATCTTTTGCCCATTGTCTAATATGTTCAACCCAAGCGTTTGCCATACTATTTATTATCTACAGAAATTTTGCGACAACTTTTGCGGGTGGAGTGGAGAGGTGTTTTCTTGCACGTGAAGGTCGAGCAGGTGGTGGAGGGATGTCTTCTTCTGATTCGACGTCGGTTTCATCTGGAGATGGAGTAGGTTGGCGCGCCTTTACCTTTTTCACTAAATCATCCAACTGTGCCACTTCCTTCTCTTCCTTTGGTTCTCTTGGTTTTCTTGCTCTCGGTGTTTTAGCAAGTTTAGGTGCTGCTGCCGCTTCCTGTTTCAATCTTTCGATCTCTGCTTCCAATTCTGCTTGTTTTGCCGCCTTCAAATCTTCTGCCTGTTTGCGTGCCTCCTCCGCACTGGCATTCTCTGGTTTGGCACGCGCTTTGGCGATCCGGTCAGCATTAACTTTCTTCATCCTCTCGGACATTGCGGCACGTTGTTCGGGAGTAAAGGCGGGAGACTTACGGACACGGGGTTTGAGGATATTCTCATCTTGGATTTCAGGTTCTGCTAAATCGGGTTGCATCTCTTATATAATAGATTGCGATAAAAAACTGTAACTCAACGCATCCTCTCAATATTACAAAAATGCACCACTTTGTTCATTATCACTTCCACTTTCGGATAAATCAGATACACTATTAGGTCTAGATCCGTGATGCTCAATAATTGCAGCATCTCCCCTATGAACTAGGTTTTGAGCATTTGCATTTGAAATGTTATTTAAAATCGCGGCAGGTCTAGTATCTTTAACAGATAAGGATGTTGCCATTAAACTCGCAAGTTCTGAACCTTGAATCGACTCAGTATCATCAACCACTGTCCTAAATGACTTTAGACTTCTATCTTTTAACATCATCGATGAGTCGTTTGAACTTATAGATCCGGATGAAGTTGATAATGGAATCATAGTAGTTCTAATTGCGTCAGGGCGATTATACCAATGTCCGCTGCGATCTAATACAACAACTAAAGGTCTAACCCCCCTGGTAGAATAATAAGTGTCAGTTACAGTATAATTAGTAGAAGGAGTTGCAGCAGCGGGAGAAGGTGCAACTTTATTTCGGCGTCTCATTTATAAGTTACATTGAGACATTTGTGTGATCATAAAAAACAATATAATCATACATCTGATGAGGTGAAGAAGACAAGCGAGTATTTATTACCTGAAGTGATTTCATTATTCCAGTGGAAGTGTTTTCCACCGTGAAAGCGGAGAGGTTGGTAGCGAATGTTGAATTGTCCGCGGTTTTCTACAAATAGGTCACCTCCTTCGTAGTCACCTAACGCGACGATTACAGACTCACCTGCATTCTTGCCATCGATGTGTCTGGTGCAGACGACATTGTGGTTGAGGTGGATCGCGTTGAACTCGAATGGGCATACTAATTTGCCGATTCTCATTGCTTCTTCGTAGATGGCGGGGTTTTGTCTGGAGAATGATGAGAGGTCATACTTACGGGAGACTCTACCCTTAATCATACCGAGGGTTGTTGCTCTGTGGTCACCAAAGGATTTGCTTCTTCCACTGCCGTTGGTTTGTCTCGGGATGCATTTCTTGGCAAGTAGCGAGAGGAGTGTGGTTCCTTCAGCGGGGTCTAAAGGTGCAAGGAGTTCTGGTTCAAAGACTTCGGCGGTTTCAGATTCTACAATAGGGAGGGGGTTAGTGGAATTGCAGTTCATTATAGTAGGTTTATATTTTCTGGTTTCCCTAAAGACTATTTCATACATTCCATTTTTTCTGATTTTAATTCTGGTGATATCGGGAAATGTTTTGTTGATTGTGATTGCTGATTGTTTCATAGGTTCGACTCTCTCTTTGAAAGTACCGAGTCCTCCGCTTGTTCCATAGTACTTGGTTTTGAATCCAATATGGTTGAAGCGAATCATCACCCCATCTTTTTTCCAGTAGCGTATGCTCCTCTCGACATCTTCTTTGTTTCCGTTGGCATCAAGAGTAATCTTGAGGTCAGCATCTTTAGGTCTGTTGATGTACCCGTAGAATGCACCGATGATGAAAGACAATCCAAAGAGGACTTGTTTTCTCGGTTTTCTGAAGAAGGGATTAAAGACCGGATAGACACCCCAGATGTATGAACCCATTGATTCGCACTTGTCGAATGCGTAGTTGAAGAACTCGTCGGCGGTTTGAAATTCGGTAAGTGATAGATCGAGAGATTCGATATCGTCATCGAGTGAGATGATTCGGGTTCCTTCGGGATAATAATTCTCAATGAATTCGCGTTGCTGGACGAGTCCTTTGACGCCGACGACAATTCTGCCATATAAATACGGGTTGATGGTTCGGATATATTCGATTTGCTGGTTTTGGACAACAAAGACGTGGATGTTACGGTGCGGTATTCCAAGATCGTGAAGGGTTTTGAGAGTTTTGTCGTTTAACTCTTTTGCTCTTCCATAAGAAGGGATTGCGATGATATAGTTAGTCATTTTATGTGCTAATAGGTTATGAGATTTAAAGTTTGAGAGGATTGTTGCTAATAGTTTGATTGTTTGTTTAATGTCGAGAGGGGAGTTGGTTTAAAAAGTCTTTCAATTTTTTGATGGAATGGATTTAAAAGTATTTCAATTAATTTTAATTAATTAAAATTAATTGAAATACTTTTAAATCCATTCCATCAAAAAATTGAAAGACTTTTTAAACCAACTCCCCTCTCGACATTAAACAAACAATCAAACTATTAGCAACAATCCTCTCAAACTTTAAATCTCATAACCTATTAGCACATAAAATGACTAACTATATCATCGCAATCCCTTCTTATGGAAGAGCAAAAGAGTTAAACGACAAAACTCTCAAAACCCTTCACGATCTTGGAATACCGCACCGTAACATCCACGTCTTTGTTGTCCAAAACCAGCAAATCGAATATATCCGAACCATCAACCCGTATTTATATGGCAGAATTGTCGTCGGCGTCAAAGGACTCGTCCAGCAACGCGAATTCATTGAGAATTATTATCCCGAAGGAACCCGAATCATCTCACTCGATGACGATATCGAATCTCTCGATCTATCACTTACCGAATTTCAAACCGCCGACGAGTTCTTCAACTACGCATTCGACAAGTGCGAATCAATGGGTTCATACATCTGGGGTGTCTATCCGGTCTTTAATCCCTTCTTCAGAAAACCGAGAAAACAAGTCCTCTTTGGATTGTCTTTCATCATCGGTGCATTCTACGGGTACATCAACAGACCTAAAGATGCTGACCTCAAGATTACTCTTGATGCCAACGGAAACAAAGAAGATGTCGAGAGGAGCATACGCTACTGGAAAAAAGATGGGGTGATGATTCGCTTCAACCATATTGGATTCAAAACCAAGTACTATGGAACAAGCGGAGGACTCGGTACTTTCAAAGAGAGAGTCGAACCTATGAAACAATCAGCAATCACAATCAACAAAACATTTCCCGATATCACCAGAATTAAAATCAGAAAAAATGGAATGTATGAAATAGTCTTTAGGGAAACCAGAAAATATAAACCTACTATAATGAACTGCAATTCCACTAACCCCCTCCCTATTGTAGAATCTGAAACCGCCGAAGTCTTTGAACCAGAACTCCTTGCACCTTTAGACCCCGCTGAAGGAACCACACTCCTCTCGCTACTTGCCAAGAAATGCATCCCGAGACAAACCAACGGCAGTGGAAGAAGCAAATCCTTTGGTGACCACAGAGCAACAACCCTCGGTATGATTAAGGGTAGAGTCTCCCGTAAGTATGACCTCTCATCATTCTCCAGACAAAACCCCGCCATCTACGAAGAAGCAATGAGAATCGGCAAATTAGTATGCCCATTCGAGTTCAACGCGATCCACCTCAACCACAATGTCGTCTGCACCAGACACATCGATGGCAAGAATGCAGGTGAGTCTGTAATCGTCGCGTTAGGTGACTACGAAGGAGGTGACCTATTTGTAGAAAACCGCGGACAATTCAACATTCGCTACCAACCTCTCCGCTTTCACGGTGGAAAACACTTCCACTGGAATAATGAAATCACTTCAGGTAATAAATACTCGCTTGTCTTCTTCACCTCATCAGATGTATGATTATATTGTTTTTTATGATCACACAAATGTCTCAATGTAACTTATAAATGAGACGCCGAAATAAAGTTGCACCTTCTCCCGCTGCTGCAACTCCTTCTACTAATTATACTGTAACTGACACTTATTATTCTACCAGGGGGGTTAGACCTTTAGTTGTTGTATTAGATCGCAGCGGACATTGGTATAATCGCCCTGACGCAATTAGAACTACTATGATTCCATTATCAACTTCATCCGGATCTATAAGTTCAAACGACTCATCGATGATGTTAAAAGATAGAAGTCTAAAGTCATTTAGGACAGTGGTTGATGATACTGAGTCGATTCAAGGTTCAGAACTTGCGAGTTTAATGGCAACATCCTTATCTGTTAAAGATACTAGACCTGCCGCGATTTTAAATAACATTTCAAATGCAAATGCTCAAAACCTAGTTCATAGGGGAGATGCTGCAATTATTGAGCATCACGGATCTAGACCTAATAGTGTATCTGATTTATCCGAAAGTGGAAGTGATAATGAACAAAGTGGTGCATTTTTGTAATATTGAGAGGATGCGTTGAGTTACAGTTTTTTATCGCAATCTATTATATAAGAGATGCAACCCGATTTAGCAGAACCTGAAATCCAAGATGAGAATATCCTCAAACCCCGTGTCCGTAAGTCTCCCGCCTTTACTCCCGAACAACGTGCCGCAATGTCCGAGAGGATGAAGAAAGTTAATGCTGACCGGATCGCCAAAGCGCGTGCCAAACCAGAGAATGCCAGTGCGGAGGAGGCACGCAAACAGGCAGAAGATTTGAAGGCGGCAAAACAAGCAGAATTGGAAGCAGAGATCGAAAGATTGAAACAGGAAGCGGCAGCAGCACCTAAACTTGCTAAAACACCGAGAGCAAGAAAACCAAGAGAACCAAAGGAAGAGAAGGAAGTGGCACAGTTGGATGATTTAGTGAAAAAGGTAAAGGCGCGCCAACCTACTCCATCTCCAGATGAAACCGACGTCGAATCAGAAGAAGACATCCCTCCACCACCTGCTCGACCTTCACGTGCAAGAAAACACCTCTCCACTCCACCCGCAAAAGTTGTCGCAAAATTTCTGTAGATAATAAATAGTATGGCAAACGCTTGGGTTGAACATATTAGACAATGGGCAAAAGATCATAACCTCTCATATATGTGTGCCGCTACCGAACCTGCTGCAAGAGAAGCATATTACGCTGGAAAACCGCTAACTAAAAAAAGAGTTGTTTTAAAAAAGAAAAAACTCATTGCACAGATGAACGAGATGCTTCCCAAGTATATTGTGTATAAAAACGAGAGAGCAGAATCTGGAATGATGGGTAGAGAGGATGTGAATATTTTAAACCCGCCAAGATCCGCCGAAAATATGATTCCTATAGCAAATGTTGAAATACCCGAACCGGTTAATGAAGGGAAACGGATTGTTGTTGGAAAAACAATAAGTGTTAAACGCCGCGCTCCTACTCCATTTGATTCATTCACAAAAGATGAACTCAGTAATGCCTTAAAATACGTCACAAATATTAGAATAATGGATCAGAACCCTGCTCGTTACAATGAAACTATGAATCTGATGAGAGGCAACAAGATTATGCAAGATAAACTCCAAAATGGTAAAATGATCATTCGAACCCTAAAAAATAAATTTCCAACAGATACACTTGAAGAAATTGGAAGCAAAATACTCCAATATTATAAAACACGGTTCAGTTCATAAACTTGCGTATTGAATCCTCTCCACATTTTCTTGACGGTTTGGAGTTTGAGGTTCTTCAATATCTACACGATTCTCTTGCTCTGTGTTACGATGAATCTTAATACAGCAGCATTCGACACTGTCACACGCTGACTTCAAAGCATACCGTACCGCTAAACCTAAAAATGCAAAACCACCTGTTACCAATAATATATAGAATGACTCACTCAATTCTGGCATTTTTTCAGTTTATTATATATACTGATAAAATGCTATTCGTCTGCCCATACAACCTCGTTCCATTCGTCGTTGAAAATCCGTTTGTAGCGGAGGTTCAGTATGAAAAAATTGTGAATTGTTGGCGTGTGCTTTATGAGTTCGTTGAACTTATCTTGTTTCATCTGGAACTGCTCTTGGAAAAACTTCTCATTCTGACTTTTATTAGAATTCCACAGAAAGACATTCGTCGCAAGTTCGCGTAACTTCTTCGGTGTCTGATAATAATTCTGACACAGAATCCAGAACTGACCGATCTTCAAATGCCGGATCTTGATTACCATCTTTTGTAACATTGTCTCAATCTTCCTCTCCTTCAAAATGTGACCGAAATCATCGATAATCACTATCGTATAGATTCCTTCCTCTGAATTCGAGAGGAGTTTGTCATACACTTCTTTTAGCACATCTTCGTTCAACTCGTGATATATATTTCCTTCTGGTGTCCATTTGCTAAATACATTGTCCGCTGGATTTATCGAGAGGAGACTGACTTCGGGTATTATCACTATCATATCAGAATGAGTCTTTTTCAGAAATCCCTTCAGCGATTTCAGAGTAGTGGATGTCTTTCCACTCCCCATACCTCCACATAACATTGTGAAATTAGGGCGACTAAAACAAGTCTTCACTGCCTCTCCATTCTCTTCCAGTTTATGGTCTATCGCACCATCGCACGTCATTCTGACTTTACCGAGTTTAGGTTTTTTGTGAGTTATTACCTCCATAATATATACGTGCAGATTATATCTGATTACACACGTGAGTCGGTAATGACACTGCTCGCGGGGCGAGAGGCATCTTGTGTTTTGTTGTATCGAATCCGATGCAATTCTCCAGTATGTCTCTCGATAATGTCAGCAACACACTAACTCCGAACCATCTATCAACCCGACAGACTGTGTAATCAAGCACGTAATAACCCATCTCATTCGCCTTCTGGATTCTGTGTGGAGTCACATTGTGTGCTTGCAACAAGAAACTGATATATCTCGGTCTCAACTCAAAACACTTATCCAATACCTTCTCGATAATTGAGTACGGTGGGTTACTGACAATGACATCCGGATTGCCTGCATAATCAAAGAAGTCCCTTCCTGCCTCGATCTCACACCACTCGTATTTGCTGTGCGGAAAATACTCACTAAATAGATTGAAATACGCTCCGCTTCCCCTGAACGGATCTAATACTGTACAATGACTCATATTCTCAAATATAGAGAGGTGTCTCCTGACAAGTGACTCCGGAGTGATATACACATCCGTCCTCTCATCTTTGTTCCGAATTGTGTTTGCATTCTTTACAAATTGACTCATTTACATACCTATAGAAATATCTCCTGCTTCTCTATAGACTCAAGGCGATGTGTCTTCAGCAGATAGTTCGCCTGTTCGAGTGGATTCTTTCCTGGTTCGTAGGGATTGACGAGCAGGCGGGTGTTCTCTTTCGGACTGTAAATGCTTACGGGGTCACCTTCCACCCTCAGACTCGATACATTCGACTTTACGGGAGTAGATTTTAGGAATGGACTATTGAACACCACTGCCTTATCCTGCGGTTGCGCAATCTGATTTACCAACGCTCCGCCTAAACTGTACCCTACATCTTTGAATACTGCCCCCTTATACTTTGATTTAGCATTATCGTAAATCTGTTTTGTCTCACGGTATCGATCCGTCGATGTAAGTTGTCCTCTCGCTAATTGGACGTCGGTATATATGTCTTTGAAATTCGACGGATCGGTTCCATTTTCCAAGAAGAGAACCTGATTCTTTTTCGGGTTATACGCCACCATTGTTTGCCGTCCATTACTCAACCGCGTATCCAGATTATATCCGTACCGCTTCAGTGCATTCCGTTGCTTCCTCTCATTTCTAATATTACCTATCTTTAGTGCTGTATAAAGTCGGAGAGGTACTTCGTCCATTATGCATTACCGCGAGATAAAATCGACTGTATATCTATACAATGCCCAGAAAGTCCAAGAAAACGGGAAACGTCACCGTCAATATCACCGTGAATGCCGAGAGAAAAAAGAAACCCCGCAAGAAGAGAGCACCACGTAAAAAGAGAGGTGCCAAGTACATCGATTACACAGGCCCCAGCACAATCTATGGAGAACGTCCGCTTCCAGCAAGAACAATCGAAGTTAATGTGCCCTACCAGTTACAATCCGGTTCCAGATTGGCGACTGGAGAAATCGCAGTACCGTTACTTCAAAATGCCCCTATGAGGGATATGATTATGAATGCCCCACGGAGACAAGATTACCCCGCCATTTTCGATGACAACCGTTCTCAAGCATCCTCTCGTACTTCTGCATCATATATGAAACCGAATTATCGAGAGGAGTTAAATACCGTCTCTTCTTCACAACAAGAAAACGCCTCCATCGCATCTTTTGAAGAACCGCATCTCAGAGACGCATTAGACGACATTGCAATAGAAGAAGCAGTAATCGAAGAACAATCCTCTCCATCATTACTTTCAAGAATCGGTAGTGGAATTAAAAGTGCCGCTGTATCGGGAGGATTGGAAGTCGGTGCAAACGCCTTAATCGGTGCCGCATCCGCTGCAGGTTCAACAGTCGGGATTAATCCTTTCGCTACTACTACCGTTTTACAAACAGCAAAAGAGGGTGCAAAGGGATTGTACCGAAATTATAAACTCAAGAAAGAAGTTCAATTTGCAGTTGATGAAGCGAACGCAGAAGATGAACTATTCAACGTACCACTCCGAAGTGACAAAACCACTGCCGCACAGTACGCTTCAACGTTTAAAATGGCACCAGAAGAATTACAACCAAGATTACGTGCTTTCCAACGCAAGAATAAGGGTAAGGGTTTTACTTTGGGGGATTTTAAGAATGCACTGACTGGTGAAGTACCGCCATAATAATACTGTTTTCTCAAGTAATATAAATGTTATTAGAGACGTATATATAAAAAATGAACCGATCTATAATTTGGCAAAAAGAACACCCCGAAAGAAACAGTGAAATTCAGAGAGCATCCTCTCAACGGTATTACTACAAAAACCGAGAGAAAGTCCTTGCCAAGAAACAACAGAAGTATGCAGAGGCAAGAGGTCAGATTGTTGTTAAGGTAGAAGACGTTCCTGTAACTGTGCCGACACCTACAGATCCCGAAGTCCAAGAACCAGAAGTACCGAAATGGGTTCATCCTCTCTTCAAATGATTCAAATAACTTTTATCAAACAACATAAACGTTATTACTAACTATATGTATAACCAGTGTATGCCATTTATTATAAAACTTTGGAAAATGAACTTTTTTAAAAACAACACAGAAGAAGGTGGGGCAATGAAATCCGCAATTGAGTCACTAAAACCGAATCAACTCGTAATCCATTCACAAACTCAAAAAAACGGAAGATTGTGGGGATGCACTGAACCGCTTCATCTCCTCTCGTTATTAGAAAAAAATCACGGTATTTATGAAGTCATTACCGCTTTTCCACATAAGGTTTATTTCGATATTGATGACACCGGAGAACCGGATCCGTCAAAACTGTCCAAAATAAAAGATATAATTTCGTCCATTTTCGTAGGTGCAGAATTCGCAGTAAGCGGTTCCGTTACACCAACCAAAACCTCCTATCACATCACACTCACTAACTATATTATTCGCAATGAAGATGAGAGGCAAACCATCAAACTCATTGTTAAAAAATGGCAACAAGACCTCGAGTGCTTTGATTGGAAAGTCTATACCAAAAACCGAAATATGAAGGCGATTAATCAGTCGAAAGATGACGGTAGAATTCAGGAAATCATTGAAAACCCCGACTTCAGAATGCATCTCATTACCTGCTTCTTTCCAGAATTTCCATTACCATTTCCAGAACCAGAAGAAGACGTAAAACTCGAAGTAGCAATTGAACGTTCCAAATCCACCTTCGATCTCTCGTTACTACCGAAAATGATTATCTCGCTTCCAGACAACTTCGATATAGAACAAGCAACGCCTCTCGAAATTCTTAAAATCTTTCCATTAAATAAAACATTCGACCATACCTACACTCATACCGTGGCAAGATTCTGCTTTGGCAATTCCATTTCATTCGACGACTTCCTCTCGTGGTTACAAAATAAACACCCTTCAATATCCGCCGTTAAAACACGCTGGCAATCTCATTGGCGAAATATATCCCGATTCCCTCCAGTAAAAATGTCAAAAGTTCGCACCATACTAAAATATTTTTACCCGACTATCCTCAAACCCAAACATATGCTCAGATTCCAAAACGCATTCATTCTACCGCAAGACCATATTGTTCATATCGATCGCATTTCACAAGATCAGTTCGCCTATCCACAAAAAGCACTCATTTTCAATATCGGTATGGGTGCTGGAAAAACAGCACAAACAAACACTTACCTTTCAGAAATTGTCAAGCGTGGCGAAACGTTCATCTGGGTTACACCTAATATCGCGCTCGCCAATAATACCCTTCAGAGAATCTCTGAAAATGGCGTTATATGTGCAGATTACCGAAAATTTAAAACGCACGAAAAACGGGGAGGAAAACTCGCCGAACAACCAAACCTTATGATATGTGCAAACTCGCTTCATTATCTTGCGAAACGACAATACGACACAATCATAATCGATGAACCCGAAACATTCTTTGATAAATGGTACGGTAGTTTTATGGATAAAGTCGCTGGCACAAAACGCCGTAACTGGGAAGTTCTTATCAACATTTTCAAAACTGCCAAACGCATCATTTTTCTCGACGCTTTCACTTCCAAAAAATCCATCGACTTTGTAAAAAACTTTGTCAAAGATGACTACGTCATTTTTGAAAGACCTACTACCGAAATTACCCGCACAATCGAATATATACCAGATAAACAGATTACGCTTGATATGCTCACTACTGACATCAATCGTGGATTAAAAACCTTCATCTTCTATCCATACAAAAAAGATTCACAATACAACCAAGGAATGAAAACCATATTCGATTCAATATCAGAACAAACGGGTAAAAAAGGCGTATTCTATAACGCCGATCAAGACGACGACATCAAAGCGGGACTATCTGATGTCAATGCCTCGTGGAAATCTATGGACTTTGTTATAACAAACAGTATGATTACCTGCGGTGTAAATTACGACCAAGGCGACTTTGATATATGTTACATTTTTGTCGCCCGGTTTAGTCAAGCACGTGACATTCTTCAAGTATCTGCACGC